CGATTAACGCGCGAAGAGGTCTTTAAGAGCATTGATTGGAGTAAGTCTGGCGGCTACGGCTGGCCAGATCGAAAGAAATGCCGCAACGCTGAAGGAACAGATTTTACTGATGAATTTTGGCACAGAGTGGAGTATGTAATCGAACAAGCATCCACTTGGGATTTACAACCCTGCATTGTCACACCAACACTTAAAGACGAGTGCCGCAAAATTGAAAAGGTTTTGAATAAACAAACACGTACCTTTGAAATCATTCCATTTGATTACCTTTGCGCGCACCTAGTCGTCGTTGGAGCTTTCCACGAACATCTTCTTGCCACAATGGGCCAAACACCTAGCATGATGGGAATCAACGTTGATTCCTTTCGTTGGCATGAAGAATGGAGTAAATTTTTCTCTGGGAAAGATGACGACTACTATACGTTTGATGGAGATTTTTCTGCATGGGATGGTAACGTCGCTAATTGGCTTGGCGTTATGTATCGTGATGTTCTTCGTAGCTTGTACAACAACCACGATCCCGCAAGGGATTGTCTCGAATACATCATGATGCACTCACAGATGATCATTGGACGTACCATTTACCTTCGCGGGCAAGGGAATCCATCTGGCAGAGTTGGCACTACTGACATCAATAGTGTCGCTCAAATTATGCTGCTCGCCTGCGCTATCAAGCAGATTAATCCTGACTTAACAGTTACTGACGTCCTTAATGGAATCAGACTTGCCGTTTATGGAGATGATAATGTTACACGCGCTGCCAAAAATCTTGGCATTACATTCAACGCGATTGCTGACCAACTCAAACGCATGGGCTGGACATTTACGCGAGGAGATAAGAGTATTGGAGGATCAGACTCTATGCTTCGCAAAGACATAACATTTCTTAAGCGCCACATGCTATGGAGCTCTGAATACCAGATGCTGGTCCCTTACGTTCATTACAAGACTATCATCGACCAACTTGCTTTCTGTCGTTCCACTGATATTGATATTATTGAAGGCATGATTATTTCAGTTATGCGCACCTATGTTTGGAGAGGCAACCGAATCGTCACAGACGACGAGATACCATCTTCAGAACCACCTTTTGATGAGGTTGCACAATTTGTGCGCGACTGCGGATATCAATGTCCCACTTATCGACAGATGAAAGCGGCTATGTTTGAAGACGATCATTACCAACATCATAACCCAAAGCGAGTTCAATTCGCCTTTCCAGCCAAAGATTTCCCAGAGCTACCAAAAGATTATTTTGAGAAACCAACTGAATGGATCAAGAACGGCAATATTTCAACTAAGGTTGACTCTTCACAGAATACTTACACCATCTATTCTGAAGGACCAACTGCCGTTGGTAACAAACGAGATACCAATGATCAGAAGGCTGAGGCTACCGTTTCTGGAAAAGGCAATGCTAGCAAGGGAGGTAACGGGCCTGTTATTGAAGAAGTTGATGATAAACCAACCAACTGGTTTGCATCTATGCCTGTTACTGG